CGTCCACCCCCGCCCCCGCCGCCGCCGCGTGCGCTCTCCTCTTCTGCGGTGCGGGCCGCGATCGCCGCCTCGATACGGCGCTGCGCCGACGCCTCCGCCGCGTCCGCGACCCGCTTGTAATCGAATACCTGCTGGGTCGCGTGCGCCGTGAGGATGCGGCCCGTCTTCTGCACCTGGTCCTGGACGTTCTTCGTCGACCGGTTAAGTCCCGTGTTGGCTGCGGATGCCTTCTTGGTGGATTCGGCGTAGCTTTCAGCGGCTCGCGCGGCGTGTTGCGTCTCCGCCGACATTTTGGTCAGCTTCGAATAATCCAGGCCACCCAACCCCTGGTTGGTGCTGTTGATTTCCTCTTTCAGCCCCGCGAGTTGGCTACGCACCTCCGCAGCGAGCTTCGCGCCGAGTCCACCACCATCGATATCGACGCCGAGGGTGATGGTTCCGGCATGCGTCACCGCGTCAGGCTAAGCAGCCGACGTGCAACTACTGCGGTTTTGCGTCGGCCGCGTCGCCGTCTTTCTCCTCGTCCTCACCAGCCAAATTCATTAGCTGATTGATCAGCGTCATGACGGTGTCGTCGGTGTAGTCGTCGTCGTCGGGGTTCATCATCCGCGACATCACGTGCCCGTAGCTGATCGGCCCTAGGTGCCGAGCAATGAACAACCCGATGGTGTCGTTCTGCACATCCATCCGGACGTGCTTACTGGATACGAGCAGCACGCCCGCGACGGCAGACTTCTTCGGCTTGCGGATCGCCAGGTCGTCGCCGCGGAACTCCATGCGCTCGTGTTCCCAGCCCTCGTCGAGCACCACCTTGTGGACCTCGGGTGCGCTCTCTTCGACCTTGGCCACCTCCGCGGACGCGGCCTTGCCCCGCTTGGCTTTCGCCGGGGTGGCCTTCGGTTCTACGGGCACAGGTTCGGGTTCGGGCTCGGGTTCGGTGACCGGCCCGTCCATGATGACGGGGTCAGCGTCGATGATCTGGTCATCGGTCGGCAGCGCGGTGGTGGTCATGGTTCCAAGGCCCTTTCTTCTGGTGGTCACGGTATCAGCGCAGGTCAGCTGATCCGTGGGTCTGAGGCGACGACACGGGCTGCCGCATTCGTGAGGAATGGGCGCGCCCGGGTGCCGGGATGGTTGACGCGGCGCAGGAACACTCGGCCCCCGGCCTTCGGCCATTCGAACGACAATCTGCCCGCAGGGTTACGGGGACGTATCACGTGCGGGCGGGTGCCGCCGTGCACCGCCGCGGCATAGCGGGCGTGCGCTGTGACGCCACCAGTCACGCACAGCGGGCTGGTGAACACCTGCGGATCTTCACGGATCGACCGCCCCAAATGCCCGGTGCGCACCGGAACGTCGACGCGCGCCTGGGTGGCGATCTTGCGGGTCAGCGACGAATGCACACGCCGCAGAACGGGACGGACCTGCTCTTCGAGGCCCGCGTGGTTGACCTCGAAGCTGACCGACGTGACGCGTATCTGGTCGGCCAACGTTACTGCTGCACCTGAATAGCTTGCTGCCAGCGCTTCACGAGCTCATCGCGGCCGTCTTTGTCGCTGAACTCGATCGGCGGCTCATGGTTGGCCAGGAAGTCGGCCCACACATCGCGGTTGGCGTTGTAGGGCGGATGCTCCGGTTGGGGCTGTTCCTCAGATTCCGTGTCGTCATCCTCGGATTCTGAGGATTCGACCGACTGGGTGACAGTCTCGGTCTGCTGCGAGTCGGCCAGTGTGTCGTCGTGCGTGCGGCTGATCTCCACGACGAAGCCGCGTGCGATGAGCCGCTCCACCCGCTCTGTGACCGCGACAGTCTTACGCTGTCCGCGCGCCAACCCGACCCACGTTCCGCTGCCCTCAATAGTCACCGACGCCATAGCGGTACCTTCGCAAACCGTGGTGCGCTCACAGGCTTATTTTCGCGTCGCCGCTCCACGCGATCACCCCGCCAGCGGGGCCGTACGGCACCACCGTGCCGACAGCGAATTGGTGTCCATCGTCGCGCAGCATCCCGGCCGCCATGCACAGCGCCAGGTCGATGCGGAACGAATCATCGAGGCTGATCTCCGCCTCGCGGGCGATCGCCCCCCAGTCGACCGTCTCGCCCATGACGGCGCAGCGCCCCACCCCGATCTCGATATCGATGAAACGCAGCAGCCCGCACGGCGTCGGCTGGGCCCGCTCGATCGACATGTCACGGGCCCGCGAACGACGCATCACCCGCACCCACAGGATCGGCTCGGCACATTCCGTTCCCGACGCGTTGGCGTCCCACAGTTCCAGCGGCACCACGTCGCCCGCCATGAACCGCACGGTCGTGGAACCGCCGCCCAGCGGGGGCTGATTCGCGTCGTTGGGGTTGAACGCTGCCTTCAGCGCGGTCGTGAACGCGTTGATGATCGGCTCGGCCGGGTCGGTGACGTCGATGGGGTGCGTCATATGACCGTGGGGGCAGCCATCAGGTGATTAGGGTTGACCGCCGACAGCCACAGATCAACCTCCGCGAGGCCCGTCTTGCCGTCGTTGTAGATCTGCTGCGGGTTGTACACCTGGTACGTCACACCGTTACGCGCCACGTTGGTGACATTGCGTGGCAGTCGGCATTTCCCGTTGCTGCACGCGTTGACGAATTCGGCGGCCAGCGCCCCGACTAGTTTCGCCATCCCGGCCGGCGGGGCGTAGCCGCGCAGATACGTCACGCTCCACGTGCCGGGGTCGCCCATTGGGCGGCCCAGATTCTGCGACGGCCAGATCGCGCCGCGGCGGTAGAGCACATCTCCCTCGAGGGTGTACTCGCTTTCATCGAGCACCAACGACCCGACGACCACTTCCTGAACGGCGGACACAGGACCGGGTAGGTGGATCATCTGGGGTCCAGACCGTTGGCAGCGGCCGACGCACCCGCAGTCGATCGGCAGCCACTGACTACCGGTCCACCCCAACACATACAGTCCCGACCCCACCGGGGACTCGACCAGATCGCGGCTGAATGGTGACGGATAGAACCCCGACTCCGGGCAGGGCCGCACGACGACGGGGCAACTGCCGAACTGGCGCCCCGACAGAGCCCACAGCACCTGCACGGCCAAATCTTCGTTCGCGTTGCGGCTCTCGAGGGCGGCGTCGTAGGCCGCCTGCTCGTCCGGGGTGGGGGTATCGGACAGCGGCGGCAGCTCTGGCAGACACGTTCGGTCGATAGGCCAATCGCACGTCACAGCGGCGAGAGTATCGGCACGGCGTGCTGATCAGCCGAAACGAACAAGCCTCGCCCGGGAGGTTGGGCGAGGCTTGTCGCGTGGGGTCCGGTTAGGTGACCGTGACGGCCGGGCTGCTGCCGCCCGTGAGGCCCGACCCGCTGGCCGTGAGGGTGCCACCGTTGGCGAACACCACCGAGAACGGGGTGCCGGGTCCGGGGCCACCCGTGACCTCGACGTCTCCCGGTGCCAGGTTGGACAGCGCCTCCAGGGCGGTCTGCACCGCCGTCGCCGCGGCGTTGTACGGGATGCCCGATGTGGTCTGCCCGTTGTACGTCAACGTGAAGGTGCCGCCCGTCGGGGTTCCGGTGATGGTGACCGTCTTGGTGACCATGTCCTCGGTGCAGATCGCCTGATGCGGTGCCACGTCTGCGGCCGGGGCGTTCGACGGCCCGCCGAAGTAGTAGTTCGGGTTCGTGAAGATGCTGGAGATCGCCAGCGGGCACGGCTCGGAGCCCGGCGTCTTCTCCGGCGGCGCGATGGGCGTGCGGAAGAACGCGTACTGCGAATCGTTGTCCATCGGCTCAAGCAGTCGGCCTGGCGTGTTGCTGCTGTCGATGGCAGCGACGTTCCACGGGCCGCGACCCCACTGAGGCAGCGGGTAGGTGATGCCCGACAGGGTGAAGGTGGAGATCTGGTTGCCGATCTCGATCGGGTTGCTGATCACGAACTCGCGTGCGCAGAACAGCAGGTAGCCGTACTTCTTGCCGGTGCCGCCGACGGTGAAGATGGAGTCGGTGGTGGGGGTGGGGCAGTCGTCGTCGGCTGCGCCGCCGGTCCACACCTCGATCGCGACGCCGTAGTCGGTTTCGACGTCGGTCTTGTCGCGGAACCCGACGGGCACGTCGGCGTAGTCGAGGATCTGGGGCCACCCGTTGAACAGGGTGATCAGCCCGGTGTTGACGTTGCACAGCTCGATTTCGGCGGTGTACCACTTGCGCTGCGGCGGGGTGCGACCCTTGACGCACACCTTGCCTTCGGCGTTGACCTGTTCGAGGTCGTTGGCGTCGCGGTTGACCGGGGTGAGGGTGGTCTTCACGAAGCCGTCGGTGACGAGGTAGTTGGCGGGGCCGGCGATTGGCAGGCCGCAGCTGTTGACCTTGGTGGCGCGGAGCTTCAGGCCGAGCATTGCGGGGAAGACGGACATGTCCGCTGGTCCTCCTAGTCAAAGGCGCCCGTTGCGCCGCTTTCGGTCGTTCCCCAAGGCCGACTCGAACACTAGGAGGGGTGGGTGCATCGCCCTGGCGTGCTCAGACGTTGATCCATTCGCGCCACTTGGGGTTGCGGTTGTACTGCGCTTCGAAGGAGTAGAGCGTGACGTGCTCGGGGAGCTCGGCCAGCCGGATGCTGCCATCGGGGGACCGCGCCGCCTGGTCGCGGAGCGCGTTGTGCCACAAGCCTTCGTATTCGCCGTACGCCTTCAACATCTCCTGGGTGCCCAGCACCTCGGTCAGGTGTGTCGCCTGTCCGGTAGCGACCTGGCTGAGGATCCCTAGTCGGCGGTCGAGCGCCGCGATCGCTTCGTTCTCTTCCTGCTCCCACTCGTCGCGGGCTTTCTCAACCGCCTTTTGCACTGCTGCAGCGAACTCGTTGGCCGCCAGGTCGACGTGGTGGCGTGTCAACGCGCGCTTGTGGACCTCGCGACCGAACCGGCCGAAGAAGTTAGCGAACTTCGTTGATTCCTCAATCAGCTTGTTGAGGACCAGCAGGACCGCCACCGTCAACGACAGCCACGCGGGCCAGTAGTTGAGCAGCAGGTCTGTGCTAGGCATTTGTCCGTCTTCGTCGGCTGAACGCTAGGTGCCAGTAGGCCAACAGCATGCCTAGCGTGGGGGCACCGAAGTTCCACCACACCCGCACCAGCACACCCACCATGGCCGCTACTGAATACCCGATCAGCAAAGAGCACAGCACGATGTGGCACACGGCGACGATGAGGGTCCAGTGCTCGTGCTCGCGGAGTTTCATGTCGATTTCAGCGACCAGCGCGACCAGCGCGAAGACGATCATCGATATGGCCCAGAAGTCGGCGCTCATCGCTTGCTCGATCACGCTGAGCGTGGCGACGTTGCGTTCGCTCGGCGTGACGGCGATGCTCATCCCGACAAGAGCCGTTGCGAGCAGGGTCGCGATTTGTAGCCGGTAAAGCCACTTTTGCGGTACGAAGCGCCACGTCACAGCAGTAGCCCTCCTAGCAGTTTCCCGATGCCGCATAACAACCCGCATGCGCCTCCGCTGCCAGGTTGATTACCCAGTCCGGGCAGCGGGCCGCCGGTGTCGCAGATCAGGGGATGCTGCTTGGCCCACGCCTGGTCGTCGCACAGCGGGCTGGTCGGAGCGGCCAACGCTGGTGCCACGATGGTGGGTGCCATCCCGATTGCCAGAACCATTGAGATCACCGCCAGCAGCCG